GTGGCCCCCAGGCTGCTGTCGTATTGCCCCGTGGTCGACTTGATGTCGTCCGACGCCCCCATCTTGGCCTGAATAAGCCCTGTCTGCGCCAGCGGGGGTGGCGCGCGCTGCGGCAACGGCAGCGGGTTGCCGAGCGCGTCAGTCGCGTCGGCGTTGACCTCCAGATACGGCCAGTTGTTGACGTTGGCCGTCTTCCACTGGCCCTCGTAGCCCTCGAACTGCCCGCCGTAGCCGATAAACGGGGCCTTGGGGGCCAGCGCCAGCATCTCGGCTTCTTGGCTGGTCCAGTAGTTGTACATCCGCTGCGCGTCCTTGGCGTTGCGGATGAGGCCGGAGATGTGCAGCTCGCCGTCGATCTCGAACTCGTTGCCGACGACGCGGATCACAGGGATCCACTTGCCCGGCCAGTCCTGCTCTTGCAGCACCTCGAACCCGTTGGTCTTGATCCACTTGATCGTCTTGCGGTCGACCGTGCGGGTGCGCGTCGGCTTGCCGAACAGCAGCCGGGCGACCTTATCCTCGCGACTGCCGTCCATGGCCGTCAGGCCGTCCGGGTAGAGGTTGAGCGTGCCCGGCTCATGCTTGACGTAGAAATACTCGGCGATGCGCACCGTGTCCTGACTGAGCCACTGGCTCAGGCTCGGGTCGCCGACGCCCTGCTCCTGGATCGACCGCACCGAGGCGTCGGGGAACTGGCGCTCGTATTCGTCCTTGGTGACGTCCTGCGTGATGAAGCACCACTGCGCGTCTGCGCCGGTCGGATCCTGGATCATCGGGTCCATGTAGACGCTGAACGAGTTGCGGATGCGCCCGATGCGGATGTCCTGATCGAAGGTGTTGTCGTCGCAATACTCGGTCAGGAGCCGAATATAGCCCTCGCCGTATGTGACCTGATTGTCACAGGCTGTGTCATAGGCGACATCAGCGTCCGATGCGTACTCGATGTGCCGCACCATGCCGTTGAAGATCTCGGCCACCTCGATGTCGGCGTTGTCGTCCGACGGGATGACCTTGCCGGTGGGTCGGTTCTGGCGCTGGTCGTTGGTGACCTGCCTGACGTGCTGCGGCAGCTTGTTGATCGTCAGGCACGGACGCGCGTTGATCGTCATGCCTTGGCTGGAGCCACGGCTGGAGAGCACGTCGGAGGGCCACTGGTAGTTATTGTCAGCCGAGCCGGCCATGAACCGCAGGTCGTCCAGCTCGGCAGCCCGGCTGTCGCCGTACGCCGCCACGGCGACGTTCATGCGTGACCGCATGGTGGCCAGCAGGTCGCCCTTGATGTCGGTCTTGGCCATGCGTCAGGAACCCATCCATGAGGATTGCGTCGGAGCGTAGTGCCTTTGCGGCGTTTTGTCGACACGCGCGGTGGACGCCACAGGGAAGGCGAAGGTGACGCAAATCGCGTCGGCAGCGTCGGGGCTTTGCAGCCCTCGCGCGCGCATGTCCTTCTTGCTTTCCAGGAACATCGTCCCCCGGCTGTCCGGCTTGACCAGAGGCGAGATCAGGTCGCTCTTGAGCAGCCGGTCGGCGGGGATGGAGGCCGTCTTGAGCCAGTCGCGCATCGCGCCCCACATCTCGGCCCGCTTGTTCCCCCACATCAGCGGCTGCCGGGAGCGCATGCCGAAGTTCACGCCCCTGACCTGCTTGTAGCGTTGCTCCTTGAGCCGGTCGACCACGCCGCCGCCTACGCCGCCTTCGTCGACCACGACCAGCGCGGGGTTGTGCTCCTCGATCGCCTCGATGACCCGGCCCACCACCTCCATGGTGTCCGCGCCCCGGTGCCGCTTGATGCTCAGGATGTCGCGACCCTTGCGCACGGCGATGACGGTGGCGTCCGACCCGAACCGCGCCGGGTCCACGCCGATGATGATGGGTGCCGTCGGATCCTTCTGGGGCGTGCGCTCCATGGCGTCGTCGACCAGACTGCTGGAGATGAACTGGTCGTCGCTTTCGTGGGGAAATACCCCGTAGACCTCGACGTGCGCCTGGGGGCTGTCAGCCCCGTATTCGTCGATGATGCGCTCGTAGACCTTCTGGTCGGTGCCCTCGACGGTGCGGGCGTCCACGATCGTGGTCGACCAGAACGCTCTGCGGGCGTGGAACGCCTCGTAGAAGTAGCCGGTGTTGCGTCGGGGGTTGGAAAACGCGAACCAGAAACGATCCGGCGTGTTTTCCGTGAAGAAGCCGTCTGTGACCGACCAGATCGCGTCCGGGATGCCGCTGGCCTCGTCGAAGATGACCATGACGCCGTCGTAGTTGTGCGTGCCTGCGTAGGCGTCGGGGTTCTCAGCCGACCAGAGCTGCGCGTGCGCTGCCCAGAGGCGGGTGTCGCGGTTCAGATCCGCCTCGACGAGGGTTGTGAGCCACTTCGCCATCGTGATCCGGGTGGCTGAAACTTCAAACCAATGGGAGTTCAGCCCCATCGCCACCCATTTGCTGATTTCACTCCACGTTTTCGTCGTCAACTGCGCTTCTGTGTTGGCCGACACTATGACCGTCGAACCAATACGAGTGGTCAGCATCCAGCACACTAACCAGCTTACCAACGCCGATTTGCCGATGCCGCGCCCGCTGCTGACGACTTTACGGAACATATTGTAGTCAATTTTGCCGTCGTTTTGGTCGATATGGCCCGCGAGTTGCAGGAGAAGTTCGCGCTGCCATTTGCGCGGGCCAGAAAACCCCGCCAACGGCGTGCCAGGCTGTCCCCACGGGTAAGCGAGGAGCACAAATGCGTAGGGGTTGTTCCTGATTTCCTTCGACCACAGCCGGGACATCAGCGATGTCTCGTCCCCTGCGGAGTATTTTGGAGTTTTCATCAGGGTTGCTGAACAAGCGACGTTGGTGCGTCCCCGGCTTCCGTCGTTATATCACGATATGTTCCTTCGATCACGCGCGCGTTGGCCATCTCCAGCGCACGGGTAATGCTGATCCTGTCGTCGACGGTCACGTCCAGTTGCTGCTTGGCGACCCAGTCGTGCCGGTGCTTGAGCAGGTCCAGCGCCACCTTGGGGTCTTTGCCGTGGGTGGCGGCGTCGTAGAGCACCTCGGCCAGCGCCGCCTCGCCGTCTGCCGCGCCCTTCTCCTGCGCCAGCTCGACCAGCGGGTCCATCTGTGCCAGCCGCCGGAAGTCGGAGGGCTTCATGCCTGCGGCGTAGGCGATGCGGTCGCCTTTCAGCCCTTTGCGTGCCGCCTCGTAGACGGCGGTTAGCCGCTGCTCGGTGGCCTGGAGCGTGAGCGGCTCGTGGGTGAGGGACAGGAAGCTCATGGCTGCTACGATATATGCTGGGGCAGAAATTTCAAAAAATAAAAAATTGTTGGCTAAGGGTCCCTAACGCATTCGCCTTTCGCTCGGCCCTCCCCCTCCCCCCTCGCGCGCGCCGGCGCGTTGGTATCGGCCTCAAGCCTATCAGCACGCGCGCATAGCAGCAAGCGAGCTGCAAGCGTAGCGGCCTAGCGTTGCACCATATCGGCCTAGCGTTAGGGGCGCATACGTTGTGGCCATATGGGGTTGACACATAGCATTTGTGCCATTATTGGTGGGGCTCCACCCAACCGAAGAACGAAAGACAGACAGATGACAAAGCAAGAATTCCTCGCCATGGCCAAGGCAATGTATCGCGTGGGCAATATGGGCGACAGCGACAACCCCGCGCGGCCCGATTGGGTCAACGCGTCAACGGTTAGCGGTGTGTGCGCCAATCTGGACCGCATGTTCCGCGACCTTGAAGAGGGCGGCATTCTTACGGGCGACGAACGCCAGGCGATTTACGACACACTCTAAAACCGCCCGCAAGGGGTGCTGGACGCGTTTCAGCACCCCTAAGCGGTCACCATACCAAACGGGCGCTGGATGCGCCCATACGAGAGGGAAACGAGATGCAAAAGCTAGGTACAGTGAACGGATATAGCGTCTCGCCGGCGCGGCTAGGCCGCAAGGCGTTTGAATTTGACGGGACGGTCAAGGGTCTGACCCGGGCCGCGCTCGCCGTCGGCGCAAAGGCTGGCGACAAAGTGCAAGCTAACTTCGGCGGAGGCTTTCGCGATTACCGGATCCACGCGACGCCATGGGATGCGCGCGCTAACGGTTTTTGGGCAGAACGCGATCGCGCCTAACCCTGGCGCAAACCGCCCAAAAACAGACGGCCCGCGAGTGCATCGCGGGCCGTTTTCGATTGTCACGGCGATTGTCACGCCAAAATCGATCTCTGGTCAGGCCACCACTGACTTTCGCCTCTCAGATTGTCATATTGTCACCGCCAAAAAAGTCCAACTTGCTGCGCGCTACACGGCGGGGATTTATACCCGTATAATATTACTTTTCTAACTAACACTTCTATTCCGATGACAATATGACAATCACGCGGCGGCAAACACCCGCGCTCACTGCCCCACGGCGATTGTCATCCGACCGCGTCGCCATGACAATCGGCGACAATATCGGCCCCCTGGATGACAATCCGCGCCAACCGCCCGCCGCAGTCGCGCCACAATCTCGCCACAATCGAAAGTGTGCTTTGAAAAGCCACAACCGGCGGATGAAAATATTGTCGTCTGGCAAATCTGCGTGACAATAATTTCCGCCTCCGTTTCCGGTTAGGCGTAGGCCTACGCCTAACGATAAAAAGACACCGCGTCAAGGGCCGAAATGAGCTGTTGACGCCTATGTCAAATCTGCTAGGTTAGCGTCACCAATCACGGAGAAACGACGATGCAAACGATCTGGAACCGCCGCACACCTAACTTCACCGTCACGCTTTCGTACGAGTGGGACGACGATATGGATCTGTCTTGGGACGACACTGGCGAGGCGCGCGAGAAAATCGAAAGCGGCGAGTGGGGTCACTACATGTTCGCGGTCACTGTCTCGGAGAACGCGACGGGCGCCGAAATCGGCGCGGACTATCTGGGCGGATCCATCTATGCAGACCCGCTTGAATTTATCGACCATCGCCAGTGCGGCCGGCAGAACCGCGAATATGCCGCGCGCGGCGAGACGGGCCGTTGCGGGTCATATTTCGCCGGCATGGTTGCGGAGGCGATCGACCATGCCCGCAAGGCCTATGCATCGCCGCGCGCGCATCTCCGCGCCGCTTGACACCCCTAGCAATCCTGCTAACGTCACGTCACCAACCAATCACACACAAAGGCACACACAATGTCCGACATCATCACCACAGACGACATCATCGACGTGCGCGACATCATCGCGCGCGTTGAGGCTCTTGAATCCTGTCCTAACGAAGACGAGGTCGCCGAGCTGACCACGCTCACGGCCCTGCTGGACGAACTCAACGGCGCGGGCGGAGACGAACAATGGCGCGGTGATTGGTATCCGGTGACGCTGATCCGCGACGACTATTTCCGCACCTATGCGCAAGAGCTGGCGGAGGAGTGCGGCATGATCCCGGAAAATGCGGCGTGGCCCGCCCGATGCATCGACTGGACACAGGCCGCGCGCGAGCTGCGTATGGACTACACGTCCGTCACCTACGCCGGCATCACCTACTGGACACGCTGACACGCCCTCTCTCCCGCCATGCCTCGCGCGTGGCGGGTTTGACGGCCTGTTAGAGCCGACCGCAACCAACCACAGGAGCGACCACCGATGAAACTGATCCTAGACACCTTGGAGCGCGCGCGGCTCGCCGCGAGCTTTTCCGACGCCCTCGCCTTGGATGACGCGATCGCCGACTTGGACGCCCTCGCCGACGCCCTAGCCCGTAACGGCTGGACGTTGAGCGACGCGCCGGCGGCCATGGACGACCTGAAAGCCATCCGCGATCACGTCGCGGCGTTGCCGTTCGAAACGACGGACATGGACGACGGGACGACCCTGGTCGAGAGCCTTACGCCCGACGCCTTCCCGCACTGGCTGGCCACCCTCGAAAGCCTCGCACAATGATCGTCGCACGGTTCAAAACCGCCACCGGCATGAGCGATCGCGAGCTGGCCACGCTGCTAGGCGTCGCACGCTCGACGGTCCAGGCCGGCCTTGCCGGCAAGCTACGGCTCAAGATCCCCGACGCCACGCGCGCCGCCCTGCTGGCGGTCGTCACCGACCGGCAAGCCGCCCTCGCGGCGCTCGCGCACGACTTGACACCCCGGCAAGATTGCTAGACCTTGCCCCAACCAATCACGAAGGAAACAAGACAATGAGCGACCCGAGAGACTGTCACGGCGGCGAGTGCGCCGGCTGCGGAGGCTGGTTCCGCGACGAAGACGACCTGAACGACGACCTGCTGTGCGAGAGCTGCGAGGCCGACGCCCTGCGCACCGCCTATGACGACGCCCTGGAGGCCTATCAGGAGGCTGACGACGCCGTGGCGGTCGCACAGGCCGACGTGGCCGATCAACCCCGGCTGGCACAGCTCACGGTCCTGGTGCCGCTGTATGAGGATTTGCTGACCACACACACCGCCATGGAGGCCGCACGCGCCGCCCTGCCGCGCCGTGACTGGCTGGCGGTCGCCGGCGACATCGTGGGGGCGGGCCGATGACCGCCGCACATACGCCAGGGCCTTGGGTCTGGACGGATCGCGTTCTAAAAGGCGACGCAAAATACGCAGGTTATGGCGATATGGGCGGTTTCGTTACGGCTGACGGGACGCCCGTTTGCTGGTTTGGTGACAACGAAACGTATTACCCGACCGAAGGCACACCCCCGACCGCCGCCGACGCTTGCCTTATTGCCGCCGCTCCCGACCTGCTGGAAGCGCTGATCGAGATTGTGGCCATTGCCGACCGCAAGACGGACGCCTTTGACCGCGCCCGCGCGGCCATCGCCAAAGCGCACGGAGTAGACCAATGATCCTCAAGCCTCACCCCGTCTACGGCTTGCCGCACGCGATCGCGACCGACTACGACGGATCCACCGCGTTCGAGCGGTGCATGTCGTCCGCTACCGTGGCCATAGGCCAGCTCGAACGGCTCGACCTGGCCAGCCTCA